TGAGGAAAACGGTGTCTCAGTTTGTGTCTCAACGCAAGGGGGGTCCGTCTCGATTTGAGACATATTGTCTCACACCGCTTGGCGCTGCGCTGGCTCCCTGTGGCATCGTGAGACACACTGCCTCATTCTGGCTCCCCTGGCGCTGTATCGGCGTGGGACGGGTGTATTTTTGTCTCATTGTATAGTATTGTGCACTATTGTGCGTCGTTGTGCACGGTTGTGCACTATTGTGCGCTATTGTGCACTATTATTTTTGGTTGATTGTGCGTTATTGTGCGCAATATTGATTGATTGTGCGTTATTGCGCTAATTGTGCGTTATTTTGGCCGATATCGTCTAGTTTTGTTTGATACCTTGACGCTTTTCTATTTTTTAGATATTTTTTATATAAAAATATAATAGTATCCCATTAGGTATATAATATACCTAAGGGATGCTTATGGGACACTGTTTTTGCTGCCACCATTTTTTTGAGCTAATGAATTCAGGCACTTAGAGCGGAAACAGTGTCACACCCTATTTTGTACGTTTTTAGTTAAGTGCCCGATATCCCTTAGAAAATGGTGTCACAGCCGTTTTTTGCCACTTTGCCGCCATTTTTTTGACGGACTGTCGGCGTGGTCGTTAGACCTATATCTATATGTCTAGAAAACAGAACGACGAAAAATCAATGCCGATCCGCTTTTTTTCTTGCAAGCGATCGTTTGCGCATTATGATAGACGCACACACAACACACGGAGCACACGTAATGTCAGATAAAATATTAGATTTGCTAGAGTTCATCGCCGCCGCCGCCATCTCGGCTGGTTTCATTGTTTTGGCGGCCTATGCCGTTGTAGGAGGTATCTAATGCATATCAACGAAGAAATCCGCCGTTCCGTTTCTTTCTGTCGCTTGTACCTTGGCTCCCGGTCTTATTTTCATCGCTACCGCAGCGAAAAAGCACGGCTTGACGCGCTGTGGTTGATCCGCAGCGACCTACGTAAGCCAGACGCTAGCAAGCGTATTAAGCGTAGGATAACCGGTACGATACGTAACTTGCGTAACTTGCGGCGATATAGTGCGCATTGCAATGCATCGATTCGCGAGCAACTAGAGACGGAATTGACCGTGCTGCTCTCGTTTCGTCATATCTGAAACCACACAACACACACACACAACACACTAGGAAAAACGAACCATGACTACACCAAACGGCGCAATTATTTATCGCGGTCAATCTATGCTAGACGGCAGCCCTATCGTTGCAATTTTAACTGGCATCGATAAACCCTCACATAACCCCAAAACCGGACCGATGGTGCAATTGTGGGTTTTGCGTGAAGACATTGCGCCACATATTGCAGTCGCGACCGGTCAAGATAGCGCTGTATGCCCGGAGGATTGCGCACAAAAGCAGAGCCGCTCCTGTTATGTTAGCACGTTTCAAGGCCCACGTTCTGTATGGGAATCATACCATCGGGGAAATTACCCGCTGATTACACTAGCGGAAACAAGGCAGCTAGCATCAATGCATAGCGTACGCTTAGCGGCATATGGCGATGTGGCGGCGCTACCTAGCGAATATAGCTTGGCTTTATGTGGCAACAAGCGTACCGGATACACCCACGCTTGGCGACAACTCCCACTAATGCGCAATTTCATTATGGCAAGCGCTGACAGTCTACAGGACGCCAAAGAAGCACAAGCGCTTGGGTGGAGAACGTTTCGCGTTATGAAACCAAACGACACACTACAGCCAAACGAGATTATGTGTCCCAGTGATTCTAAGGGCGTAACTTGCTTCGATTGTCAACTATGCCAAGGCGCGTCTAAACAAGCGAAAAACATTGCGATTATGGTACATGGTGCGCGTAAAAAGCGCTTCACTGGTCGTAGACTCGAGGTGCTGGCATGATTTTCAAGGTAGAACAAAAAGACATTGACTGTGATGACTCACAAGTAACGGAGCGAGATTTAGGTATGTGGGTTATTGTTTTGGATGGCCTAGTTTACGGGAGATTCGAACACGAGAGCGATGCCGTGCTTTCATATCATGACGTTTGGTTCAAACATAATTCATGAGCAGAAAACACTAAACCCAAAGGGCTAGGCCTAACGCCTAGCCCTTTTTTTGTGCCCTACGCTAGCCGGTACGACATAACGGATCGGCCATTGCGTGCTTTGGCTTCCCTTTCGACAAGCGAGCCTTCAGCGATAAGCGCGGCGATCCACGCCTCGCAATCGCGGTCACGTACGGCGCGGAGAATATCGCGCTTACGCACGTAACCGTCTGCCCTCGCTTGCTTTTCAATGGAGGATAAAACACGTTTAAGACCCCTTTCCCATTGATTCCCAGCGGCGTGGCGGTTTGCTAGGGACCAGAGGTCAGACGCGCACCGCTCGACTAGGCGCACGGCGAGGGCCTCGCCTTGTGCTGTAATCCTAGGGCTTGACGACAGCCCAGCGATAGCCATGGCTACCCTGTGGGCATGCTCTGCCTGCCTGCCCATCAATTCATCCGGCACGTCTATATCTCCAAGTTGCCGCGCGCGATGAATTTCCAGATCGTAGTCGGCCAAGGTTTGGCCATCGGTCGACGGTATTGGCTCCGGCTTTGGGGCAACCATTGCCTCAGAATTGTTAAGCCAATTTTGCCGCGCGCGATCTAAATCTGCTAGAACGGTCGTGAGGCCTCGATCCTCAATCGATCCGGTTGGCTGGCGTTTGTCGGGAAGGATATGCTGTGCCCTGAAAACTAAGAAACGACCTAATAAACCATCCCTTAAAGAGGCCTCTCCAAGGACCGTGAGTAGGTCTTCAGGGGTTGCAGTGCCAAAGATTGACAAGCAAGGCGCATCGAGAACCTGCTGCCTCGCCTCGCCTCCCATTCGATCGCTTGCCGCGCGCTCGAACCGCATAGCTTCAGTGCCCCAGGTGCCAAGTTCAAGCAGGATTTGGCCAGCCAGGGCGAGGTATGCTGGCGCTCTGCCGCCCAGGATTTGCCGCAGGAGTTTTGCTATTTCACCGCTCACGAGGCAAGCCCCCTGGCCCTTGTCGCTTGCCTCCTCCAGGGCATCGCGCAGGGCTTTAACCGATGGCATGCCTGCAATCACTTGCTCGCCTAAAGCTTGGCTCAAAGCTTTCATGGGCACGTCTTTGCCGCATGCGCTACCAGCAACGCCCAAGACGTACAGGTGCGAGGTCATGCCGTTCCAATGCCACCTACGGCCAGCCAAGGTGGCTCCCAAGGCCAAGGTGGCCCCCGTAGCAAGCCCAGGCTGCCAAATGCGGCATTTGCCGCGCAGGTGGCGGAGAAAATGCCTCGCAATGTCGCCCTGCTCGGCCAATAGAACGGCCAGTTCCTCGCGCTCCTCGTCTTCGAGAAAAGGGTCAGGTTTTGGTTTTAGTCCTTCTGGCTTAAGGTCTGCGTCATCGTCAATAACGATAACTTCGTTTCGCTCTTCTAAAAGATACCCGTGCGGCCTTCCTTGCGGGTCTGGGGTGTCGATGGCCGACAAAATCTTGTGCCGTAGTTCTTTCTCGCTCCAAGGAGGGTGGCAGCCCCCATTCCAATTCCACATGGCCTGTAGCGCATCCTCCTCGCCCAAGCCAAAGCCCTGCACCATCGCCCTGGCAACGCAAAGGGCCTGGTTGTGTCCTCCAGCCCCTGAAACAGCAGGGCGGCACCTTGCAGCGTACCGCTCAGCCTTCTCGCGCAAGCTCAGGTCGCTCACAGGGCGTTGTAGAAGGGTTAGGCTGCCTGGGCTAGGGGTAGGCTTCTCGCAAGCCTTACGGACGATCTCAGGAGGGCATGGGGCCACGTCGCCGCCGATGCCCTCGTACCTGCCACCGCCCGGACGAAACGAGCCAGCCCCGACTACGTAGCCGCCATCGCCGCGCACGTCCACTTTGGGGCCGAGCCTGCCTGCACTATTGGGAATTGTGGTACTAGCGCTGTAGTAAAAATGCCATCCGCCAGACGGCGTGCTGACCGCATAGGTAGGCGTAGCTGTAACCTCTTCAGGAACGTAGTCGCCATCGATATCGACAACAACAATGCCGCTGAACTTGCCGCACACCACGCCCCAGCCGGTCGGGTCTTGCAACCGCAGCCATGCCTCCACTTGCCTGATGTCATCGGTGTGGCTGCTCAACCAGCGCACCAATGGCCGTTTACCGTCCTCGCCACCCACGGGGAAGATGCGCCAGCCTCTCCCCAGCAGGTCTTTTGCCGCCTCCAACAGTTCTTCTTTCACAACGACTCCTCAATGATTACGCGGTATTGTTTCCATCCCTTAAAATTGGCGCTTGGCTCGTCAGTTTCCATCGCCATGGCTTGGTGCTCGAACGGTGACCAATGGCCGTCTTCTTTCAGCCGATTGTGTAGCTGCCAGTCTTGGTTGAACGTGCTTTTCTTGCCATGGTTCATGTAAGAAACCCTGGCTGCTCGGGCTACGCTCTGCGCCATTTGTACGATGGTTGTTTTGGTCGGGTCTGCATATGGCAGGTGCCAGTCGCCAGGGTGCAGGATGGCTGGTTCACTGCTGTAGATGGCCTGCTGCATCGCCAGGGCAAGCTTGCCCATTTCATGCTGGGCACCGGCCCCAGGCAAACGCAACTTAAAGAAATTTTCCCATTCCGTTGACGTCACCAGCACCTTGGTCCACATGAATGGCTCCAAAAGCCGGTTGGCGATTTCCTTGTGAACCCCCAAATGCTCAAGCCATTCGTGGTGCTTTACGGCATCGCTCAAAGCCTGCCGCCATGCCCGTTCGCTGGCCCCTGCATGTGAAGCGTCGAGCGCCTCGCCACCCTGCATACCTTTTTGATTGCGTGGCCAAGCAGAGGGAATGTACGGGTTCTCTAACACTTGCGCACGCAGCGTCTTGAGCGGGATGGCCCTGCTGCTGGCACTGTTGCGGCTAAAACAGCGGTGCGTGTTCAACTGAGCTACCAGCCATTTCGGCATGGTTAGCTCCAGGGTTGTGATGCGCGTTGTGCAGATGCTATCTGCAATGATTTCAGCTTTCATGGTGATAGCACCCGTCCTTTGCTGGCTTGCTTGGCCATTTGCGAAGCCTGTTCTTCTCAAGCTTTGCGTGGATGACTTTTTCAGGCAAAAGCCCAAGATCCTTAATGGCTTGCCAGCAACGCTCGGGCAGCCCAACAGGCATACCTCCCAACTGTTCGCATTGCGTGGCCAAGAAGAACACGTCTGCAAGCTCTTCAGCGGCTTCAGCGCATTCTTTGACAAGATGGTTGCCAGCCCCCTTTAGTTCAGCGTCAGGAAACTGACGGCGTTGCCAGTCTCCTATCTCTATTTGTAGGCACTTAAGCAGTGCGCTGTCTTCGATACCTAATTCTGGTTTGTTCATGCTTCCACCTCTAGTCTTTCTTTCAATGCCGCCAGCATGCGTGCCCTCGTTGCACGCACTGCTTCTTTCGATACACCCTGACTCTTGGCTACCTCAGTCAGGTCGCCATGATCGGACGCTGCCAAACGCACCAGCATGTCTCCCAAGCTAATGCTCTTGGCCGTATTTCGCTCGGCCAGTAAGATAGCCACCTCTCGACGCACAGCGTCAAGCAAGCGTGATTGGTCGGGGTCTGGCGACTCGGCAGCCAACTGCAAATTCTGCTCGTCGTCGTCTAGGTCTGCGTGCTGCACATGTTCTCTCGATGCACGTTTGCCCATGGCGTAGTGCATTTCCAGATGCTTTTGCTGCATGTGGCCATCCTTGCACAGCAACCACGTCCAGTTCTTCAAGCTCATTTCTCTTGTGTCGTCGTAAGACCTGTAAGCCTCAATAACACGCATGCGCAACTCTTGCGCATATTCGTCGGCCCAGTGCCGGCCCCACTTCTTTGCCAGCTTTGCTACCAGCGGCTCGCAAGCCGCCAGCCATTCAGTTTCAGAACGGTACTTCTTCGTCATCGGCCATCCCCTCCTTTTCAAATCCCCAAGCGATTACTCGGGCGTATTTGCCATCTTGTCTCACCCGTATGGTTTTTGGTTCCCGTAGGAACGAAAGCTTGTCTAGTGCGTCTGCCACGGTCGTTGGCGTTACCATCCCCCTAGTATGCAACTCCCACCAGCGCTCGGCCATGTGCCTCGCCCTGCCGGTGTGCTCCAAGCAGATGAACTCGCTTGCAACCGCTTGGATGCTTTTATGGTTAAAATAATCAACGCGCAACATTTTTTGCTCAGTTCGCTGAGAAAAATATTCGCAGATTTTTCTCTCATCGATTTCAATGACTTGCGGCTGCTTGCTGATAATGTCCAAGCTTGACGCCTCAATATTGGCCTTTCGCGTCTTGGTCGGTGGCGGGAATTCATGATTGCAATGCTCACACAACCGCTTGCTGACAAACACTTCAGCATAGCATGAGGGGCACACCTTTAACGGCACATTCCGGTCGTTACTCGGCTGCGGTGTCTTTATGCGGATGTCGTCAATGGGGCCATGACGCGCCGTGTTGCCGCCGTAGTCGTAAACTAGGCAGTCCGTTTTATGCTGGGCGATTCTCATGCCTCGGCCCACAACCTGCACCCAGAGGCTCGGGCTCTGCGTTGCTCGCACTACAAAAAGCGCATCGGTCTGCGGGGCGTCAAAGCCTGTGGTTAAAACATCGCAGTTAACTAGGCATCTCAGGTTGCCATCCTTGTAAGCCTTGAGAAACCTTGAGCGTTCACCGGCAGGGGTAGCACCGGTCACCATTTCGCAACTTACGCCGGCCATGCGGATTGCGTTGCGCAGGTGCGCCGCATGCTCAACGCCGCAACCGAAAACGAGGCAGTGCTGGCGCTTGCTGCCTACGAGGTCTGCAACTACGGCGTCGGTGACAGCGTCAACGTCTGCTGCCAACTCCAAGTCCTTGGCGACATATTCGCCTTGGCTTGTACGAACGCCGGCTAGGTCAATGGCTGCGGTCGCTCGGCCTGGGAGCATCGGACTCAGGAAGCCCTCGGCGATCAAACGCTTAACGTCGATGCGGTAGGTAATCGAATCGAACAATCGATCCTTACCTTGCGTCAGCATGCCTTGGCCTAGACGGTAGGGCGTGGCTGAAAGCCCCAAGATACGAATGTGCGGGTTTTTGTCCCTAAGCGCGCTGATAAGCTTACCATACTGCCCATTAGACTTTGGCGACACCAAATGCGCTTCGTCAATGATAAGCACGTCAATGTGGCCAAGCACCGCAGGCTTGCGGTATAGGCTCTGGACGCCACCCACCGTGACCTTGCGAATCTGCTTCTTGCCCAAGCCTGCACTATAGATGCCCACATCGGCCTCAGCCCACACACGCCGGATGGCCTCTGCATCCTGAGCGATAAGCTCCTTGCGATGTGTAATAACTGCAACCCTGCCGTTATGCTCGCCAGCCACCCATTGACACACTGCGCCAAGGATTGCGGACTTGCCGCTACCTGTAGGAGCTTCGATTAGCTGGTTGCCGCCACCGCCAGCCCAGTAGGCCTTGATCTTGGCAACCGCCTCTTCTTGGTACCATCGTAGTTTCATGTCTTATATTTAGAGGTCATTTGCAAAAAACGCAACCGGCCGGTTGACATTTTGTGTGGTTGCCTCCTATTTATGTTGCAGGAGGTGACGGATGAAAATCGTCAATTTACAGGAACGCCTGCAAGAAGCCACGCTAAACATTGTGGTTTACGGACAGGCGGGGGCTGGCAAGACCAGCCTGATTAAAACTTTGCCAGGGCGTGTTCTGGTTGTCAGCGCGGAAGCAGGCTTACTGTCCCTGCGGGGTTTCGATGCCGATGTGGCAGAGGTGGCCACCGTGGATGACTTGCGTGCAGTGCATGGTGTGCTTGCCAAGGGCGGTCACAATTATGACTGGGTTGCAGTCGATAGTCTAAGCGAGATTGCGGAGTTGGTGTTGGCTGCTGAGAAAGCCAAGACACCAGACCCTCGCAAAGCTTACGGCACGCTAGTGGACCAAATGATGGCCGTCTGCCGTGCATTTCGTGAACTGCCCATCAACGTCTATATGTCGGCCAAGGCGGAGCGCGTGAAGGACGAGGGCACGGGCAGGCTGATGGAAGTCCTGTCAATGCCTGGGGCCAAACTATCGAACCAGATTCCGTATCTGTTTGATGAAATATTCCGGCTGGCAGTCGGCAAAGACCGTGACAGTGGAGAGATCATTCGGATGCTGCAAACAGCACCGGAGCCTACGTCAGACGCCAAGGACCGCAGTGGTCGCTTGGAACAATACGAACCCGCTGACCTCGGAGCCGTGGTCAGCAAAATTAAAGGAGAGTGAGCATGTTCGCAGATAATGAAAATGATTTTGACTTTGGCAGCCTGAACCTTGAGGAAGTCACGCTTGACGACTACTCTGACATTCCCGACGGGGAGTACAACGTAATCATTGAAAGCGCGGAGGCCAAGCCGCACGCCGATGGCCACGGCAAACGTCTGAGCTTTAAGGTGCGGCTGCTGGATGGCCAGTTCCGTGGGCGCACGCTGTACGATGGCTTGTCAGTTGTGCACCGTAACGAAATGGCACAGCAGATTGCTCTGCGCAAACTGAAGACGCTCATCGAGGTCACGGGCGGTCGTGCACAGAAGCCTAGCGATCTGGTTGGCGCAGAGTGCGTTGCTCGTATTGGCATGTCGAAGGGCGGTAACGGCTACGAGCCTAAGAACGAGGTCAAGGCGTACAAGCGCGGCAAAGTTGTTTCTGCACCACAGTTCCTCGGGGGTAAGTGATGGCAAGAGCGATAGATGATATCTACGAGGAACTGATGGTCGACCACGCCCTGCGGGTGGAGGAAGTCGCCAGCAGGGCAGAAGTTGGCGTGTCAACCACAAAGCTTGCTCTCAAGAAGCTCTTGGAAGAAGGCAAGGTGCAGCGCGAGCTAATCAGGCAGGGAGGCGCTGGTCGTCCAGCGTGGTTCTACACGAGGCTACCTAATGGATGACCGTTTTATCGGTTACCTGCTAAGAGGCGACATCCGGCTTTTTCGGCCGGATCGCCTTAAGGCGGTACGAGTACAACACAACAAGTCGCAAACGGAGATTGGCCAAGTGCTTGGTGTTTCGCACCAGACGATTGCTCAGTGGGAGCTGGGCAAGTCTTGGCCAAGCAACGAAAACGCACAGAACCTAATGCGAATCCTCGGGGTCGATGGGCCTCGGGTGTTTGTAAAACTTATGGAGGTAGTGGAAGATGAGTTGGAGCATTCCGAAAAAAACTAGGCGCAAATACCTTGACGCCAAAGGCAACAAGCTGCCCAGCGTCACCGAAATCCTCGGTGGCCTTGGTTGGAACCGTGAAGTCCTGATGGGCTGGGCCAACAAGATTGGCCGCCAAGGGCAGACGATCAACGAGGTGCGAAACCCGAAGGCTGATGCCGGTACGCTGGCGCATCACCTGATTGAATGCGAGTTGACCAACGTGCCATGGAAGGAGACGCAAGAATTCTGCGAGTCCCCAGAGGATTTGCAGGTTAAGGCCATGCAGGCGTTGGAGGTTTGGAACGAATGGTGGAAAGGTCGCGAGGCGGACGGCTGGGAGGTTGTCGATGCTGAGGTTGCCATGCAGGATGACGATGCTGGCTTTGCCGGTACGTGCGATTTGTTCTTGCGTGACCCGAATGGCGAGCTAATCGTTGCCGACATTAAGACAGGTTCACCACACGCTGAAGCCATCATCCAGATGGCGGCTTACGGTATACTTTACGACGAAACGCCTAAATATGCTCTGTTGATTCACGTTCCCACAGACGGTCGGCCAGTAACCTGCCACTTTGCCAGTGATGACACGTTGCGTCAGGCAGAAGAGATTTGGGAGAATCTGCTGAACATCTCAAAGTACAAAAAGGCTTGGGCGGCCATCGGGAAGAAGATGTACGCCGACACACCCAAGCTTGAAGAACCCAAGAAAGCGAGTCCGTTTTGACGAAACAGGTCGACCTAATCAATGCAGTTTCTATCGGGGTTGACCCCGGGCGCATCACAGGCTGGTGCGTGGCCGTCAATGGTAAGCCGGTGGCGTGGGGGCAAGGCGAGGCCGAGAAGGCCGCAGATTCGATTCTGGCGGAGATACTCGGCTTGGATGAACCTGTGACCCTTGTGCTTGAGAGCGCCTTTCAGGGGCGCTTTGGGGCCGGCGTGGCGGTAGCGTTTCGGGCGGGGCTTATCCTTGGCATCTTGCGCGGGGGCTTGCCCCAGTACAGCACGGTAATCAAGTGCCCTGCTACGCAATGGCGCAGGGCCTTGGGCTGGCCAAAGCTGAAGCGCAAAGAGGCTAAACAGTACGCGATGCGTACAGCCTTCGAGCTGACCGGCGATGCCGAAACCAAGATGGCTACCAGGGAGCATGTTGCAGAAGCCATCTGCATGGCCGTTGCGGCTCAGACGCTAGAGGCGGAAGGGTAAAAAAAAGAACCCCCACTACAGGTGGGGGTTCCCAAAAACACACGTAACTAGGAGGTGGCGGTAGCCACCTTCTTTATAGGTGGCCTGCTATTGGTTTGTCAACTGGTCCTCTTGCATCTTCTCATAGACGATATTGCGCACCATGGCCCTGGCCTCTGCATCTCCACCCGCCAACAGTCGCTGAATGGTGCTCATCTCGCTTTGGGTTATTTTGCCTTGCGCCTCAAGCTGGCTGATTGCCTGATTCAATTGCTTGTCTGTTAGCTCAACCATGCTTTCAATTGGCTCAAGAGCTGATCGCATTTGCTGCCTTGCAAACTCTTGACCCTCGCCTGCCCTCGATGCGATGTCCGCAACATTTTCCTGTGCATCCTCAACGGCTTGGTTTGCTAAACGCAATTGCTCGTCTGCCAGCGGTGACGGCGCAGCGTCAAACGCTTCTTTGGCTTGCCGTTGCGCCTGCTGCGCCTGTTGCAGGGTTTGTTGCGCTTCCTCAAGGGTTTGCTGTTTTCTTCCTATGGTTTGCGCAAACTCGCTGGCACCAACATCAAAGATCCCAGGCTCTTGCAGCTTGGCAAGCTTTTCTTGTTCTGCCGCAAGTCTGGTCGCAGCGGCTTCTCGACCCGCTTGGCTCGCTTGCTCGTATGCCTGCTGCGCCTGCGCAACAGCCTGCTGCTGACTTTCAAGCGCCTGCCTGTAGGCAGTCTGCTCAACACCAACAGGGCCAACCTCGCTCAACGCTTGTTGCTGGCCGGCAAGCCTCTGTTCAAGAATCTGACGCTCTCCTGGTGCTGCTGCCTCACCTTTCATAACTTGGCGGATGTCCCCCTTAGTCGATGGATACGCTTCAAACAGCCCAGGGGCTTTGGGTCTTGGCAGGACTTCTGGTGCAACTTCAGGTGCGGCAGCCTTTTCTGCTTGAGCGGCACGCTCGGCTGCTCGCTTTTCACTTGCTTCCTTAGCTGACTCCCTAGTGATGCCATACTTCTTATTCAGCTTGCGGTTTAGCGTTCTGAAGTCCATTCCAATTGCGTCTGCTGTTTTGCGTAAACTTTCACCCATTGCATACGCATCCTCTAAAAATTCTCTCTCCTCCTGGCTCTCTCCTCGCTGATATCTAAACTGCTCGCCCGTTAAAGCAGGCTTTTCAGCAGGAGCCTCAGCCTTGCCTTTTGCTTCAAACTGTTTTGCTGCCTCTTCAGACTTCTTAGCCGCATCAAGCTGTTTTCTGAATGCGTCCATTTGCTCGTCTGACTCTTCCATCAGCCGGCGCAGCACGCCTATCATGCGCTCTTGGCCCTCTTGGCTTTCTATCTTAGCCTGGGTCTTGGCGATCTCTTTTTCGAGCCCTTTTTTGACAGCTTGCTCTTGTTTTCCTGCTTCTACTTCTGCTCGTCTGGTTAGCCCTTCCAATGCAGATTCTTTTTGGGTTAATGCTTTCTGCGCTGACTTAACGTCTGCCGCCTCTGGAATCTTACCCGCTTCAATATCGGCAATGGCTTTCTCGCTCGCCTTAACGTCTGCCCGTCGCGCTTTTCCTGCGGCAATCTCGGCGCGACCTGTAAGCTTGTCGATCTCATTGGACAACTGGTCAACATATTTCTGAGCAGAGGATACAGCTGCGTCGGCCTCTTGCAACGCATTGTACTCTGGCGTCCCCTGCTTAAAGTCGCCCTTGCTAATTCTTGTTTGAAGCCTAGCTAGTTCCTTTTCTGCTTTAGCAAGCTCCTTTTTCGCAGTCCTTGCCTGCGTTATGTCTTTTTGCCTAGCCGCCTCTATGGCTTTTTCCCCCTCACCTCGCCTAGATGCGACCGTAATCTCCAACTTGCCTTTTGCCTTTTGCAAGTTGTCTATGCTTGTAAGTATTTTCTGGGTAGTCTTCCCGATGCCTGTTTTGGCCTCGATTTGGGCTGCAACCTTCTCACCGTACTTCCTGGCCAGCGGCGTGGCCAACGGGTCTAAGCCTTCACCAATCGCACCACCCAATGCGCCGGCAGCCATTCCCCCTGCAACGCTTTTATCCTCAAGACCGGCTTGTAGGCCGCCAAGGCCAATATCGCCAGCAACACGGGCAGCGCCTTGTTGGATCGCAGATTTGCGTGCCAATTGTTTTGCAGCCTCTTTGCTCATACCAGATACGGCCTTGGGGCCAAGCTTTGTTGCCAACGCAGTAGCACCGCGACCAACTAAAGAAGTTGCCCCAAACGGTGTTACTGCCCCAGCAATCGATCCGCCTAGCGCAGCATCAGGATATTGCTGCTCAAGGATTTGCAACTTTTCAGCCGCGCTAAATCCAGTGTCGCCAGTATCTCCAAAATATTCGGCTAAGGCATCAAGCATAGGCTGACTAAGCCCTGCTGACGCTGAACTCATTGCGCTACGAACAGCGGTGCCAACGGGGCCTGACTCTTCCGCAAATTGCCTTGCGCGTTCAACCGTTAACCCAGGCTGCGGTGCATCTGCCCCTGGGAGCATGCCATCTTCAATCGCAACCGTATCTTTGCTGGCTAGGCCCAACATTTCTTCATAAAGACCCATTTCAACGCCCCTGCATTTCGTTGTTCAGAATTCGGCCCTCAATGCCCTGTTCAGAAAGCTTCCTTAGAAACGGTCCAAGATTTCCTGAATCCACCAACATGTCGACCGGCCCCTTGACCGGATCTACGTAGCCAATAAGGAATTGGCCGGCCGGTATAGACTTGTTGACTGGTTGATAGTCGGCAGGCAGTGCTTGCATCTGCTGCACTTGCTGCTGTGATGTTTGCGGGACTGCGGGGGATGCCGATTCAGGAAATTTGCTTTTGATTTGCTGCAACACATTTTTGGCAGCAGCCGCCGCCTCAGGGTCTGCGCTTTCAACTAGCGATGAGATGTAGTCAATCACATCGCCACCAGCCCCGCGAATCATTTTCCCTGGCGTCTCAAGAAGAGTCGCACCGCCAGCAGCCAAGCCTTCCTCGGATACATCCAGCGATGGCTGGACGGTTGCCTTCGGCTTATTCGCCAGAATATCGAGAACAAGCTGCTGCGATCCTTCACCAATAGTTTTATCTAAATTGTCTGCAAACTTTATCCAGTCAGCAGGCATACGCTTGTTGACATCTCGGTACATGTTTACCTTGCCGGCAAACTTTTTAGAGATGTCCGCAATCGTATCATAAGCTCTTTGACTAAAATCTTGGTCCGTTGACATTGGATCAAGAACGTAAGAAATGATTGAACGACGCTCTGGGTCAGAAATTGCGCCAGTACCTTTGAACTCGGCAGTGGTAAGACGCTGCTTCATAATCATCGCATCTTGGAACCAAGACTTTTGAGCAGGCGTCAACTCGCCCTCAAAACCAAGCTTGTTTAGCTCTTTCATGGTCCTGTCGACGTACAAAAGACTTGGGACAGCTTCGGCAAGCTTTGCGGCAATGATTTGTCGATTTTTTGCCGTAAACCCAACCTCGCTTCTTCTCTCAACCAAATTGGCAAGTTTCTCGATGGTGTCTTTATCGCTTGCCAGTTTCTCTAATGCAGTTTCGGTAAGAGGCTCAAGCTCCAATTCTTTTGCAAGCTGCTTTTGGACCTCGGCCCTTGCAGACATGGCAATGACTGAGTTGGGGTCGATGGGGCTGCCATCCGCATCAACCATCGACGAAATTTTAGCATCAACAAGCTTGTCAAGTTTATCGTATGCTTCCGCTCTTAAATTATCGTCGGAACTGTTTATCGGCTCTTTTAGCGTCTGCGCATCAGCGCGAACAGCGCCCACCAAAGCATTTGCAATGTTTTTAATTTTCCCTGGGTTGACTTTTTGGCTGGAGATTTCTTTTTTGGTCAGCAGATTCTTTTCCTTGGCTTTCATTAGCGCAATCTCTGCCTCATCCATCTTGGCCTGCCGCTCCGCAGCCGCCTGCTCTGCCTGGACGCGCTGGGTTTCGCCTGCCGCTAACGCTTGGCGTTCACGTTCGGGAAGCAATTGGAGCACAGGGCTTTCATCAAGCACGTACCTTGCCGTTGCTTCAACCGGCATTGCTTGAACCACACGTTCTTCAAATTGTTCTTTAGAAAGCTCTTTGCGCTCAGATGGCGCGTCCAGCGGCCTGGGGCCAGCCGCGATGCGCTCTTTAACGGCTTTGCTGGTCAAGGGTTGCAACTTGGCTACCTCCGCAGGTGCCTGCTCTGCCGCCATCTGCTTAACACGTTGCCGCACCCCCGCATCAAACGGATCGGTGATGAACCTGCCGATGTTCTCAAGGATGTCATCGCTTTTTGGTTTCTGCTCGGGCAAGGGCTTCTCGCCGGCCAATATCTGTTGCGCCTGCACGTCCTGGAGGCCACCCACAACCTGCGGGGCTGCGCCGATAAGGCCCTCGACCAGACCAAGGATTTGCTCGGTGGTGCGTTGCTCGCGCTGGCCCTTGGCCAACTCGCGTTGGCGCTGGGATTCGGCCAATCGTGCGGCTGCTTCCAATTCTCGCGCTCGTTTAGGATTGTAGATTGCCATTATGCTTTACCCTTAAATTAAACTGCGTAATATCTACCCTGGCTGTCAACCAAAAGCTGCCTGCCGTTTTCATCGTAAAGTGGTCCCCCAGACTCGTCTTTGGCCCAACGGGCATCGCTCGGAGTCTCTGATACATCGTTTACAATAATTGGGTTTTCCTGGGAGCCTCGCTGCTGTGTTTCATCCGTTTGAACAAGGTTGGCGTCCAAGGCAGATTCACGGGGAGGGGACGTGGGCGCAACTTGGCCTGGAGCGCTAGTATCGCCTTCTGCTGCTTCCGGCGGCGGGACTTCCTCAGGAGGGGCACCGTAGTTGCCATCCCCGTCAAGGTCTACGCCAAACTCTTCTTCAAACGTCCAGATGCTTGCCTGCCGGCGAAGCTCGTCAAAGGTTTCCTGCTGCTGGCGTCGTGCAAGGTCGGCCATGGCAATGTCGCCGGCTCGGGCCTCTTGGCGGCCAATGTCTGCCGTGAGTTCTGCCGTTGCGCCTGACAGGCCCATGCCGCCTAGCCCTGCACGGGCTTGGGCTTGTTGCATGGCCTCAGCCCTGCGTGCCTCTAGCTCGTCAGCGAACGCCTGACGCTCTCGCTCTTGGCGGGTGTCGATGTCGCCAAGGTCTTCAAACAAGCCTTGTGGCTCGTCTGGCTCTTTGGCGGGTGCACCATCGCCTTGGTCCGGCTCGGTGCTAGGCTCAGGGAACAGTTCCTCCACATACGTATCGCCTGCCTTGGCTGCATCGGACACATCCTGCGCGGATTGCTTGATTTCACCACTTACCGCTGCTGGTTCAAGCCCTTCAGCCGCCTCGCCAAACACACTGGTATCCTTTGCTGCGCCATAGATATCGGTATCGTCTTCTTGGCCAGCCTGCCGCTCGGTAGGTCGCTGGGCTGCCTGCCGCAGTTCGTTTTCGTCTTCTTTTTGTTTTGGCGGTTTACGCTTAATGGCCATGGCCCCTCCTATTTAATCCAAAGAGTGATAAATGCTTTTCCAACCGTCCCACTACCCGAAACAGTGCGAAGCTGAATGAATCGGTCTTTGCTTGTATCCGATGCGGCATCAGAAGACGCATCCTCAAGCGACACATTCCAACCTGACGCTGCCACGTAACCGGTAACTGCTGGTGAAGTCAAAGATAGCGTGACGCTGTCCAGCACCGAACCACCGTTGCTCACCAACTCCAAAATGTAATCCTGCGATGGTGGCGACCCGTTCATGTGCAAATACAGGTTCGCACCATAAACACTGGCCTTGCCTCGGGTCGTTCCGATTTGTGGCACTGGAAACTTTCGAGTAGATGCAACGGTTGAGTTGATAGACTGATTGTGCATCACAAAGCAGACAGGCTCGTAATTAAGCTCAACAAGATTGCCAACCTGTGTGCCATACGTAGAATCATTCAAGTTTTGCGCAGCCAGCGTCCCGTTAAGTGCCTCTGTTGCCAGCGAAGGGGTAAACTTAGGCTCTGCCCCAAAAGCAAATCGGTCAGACAAAACGTGGAAATGCACGTCGAGGCGGGTAACCGTAAATGCTGCCGATGAATCCAGCAGAATGTCGTATCGCTCCCCGCTTTCCAGCTTAAACCTAGCTGGGTTCAAATCCCTAACTTCTTCATTGACTGCTGCGCTTGCATCCACATTCAGCCAAGGGTCAGTACACCCCGCTGGCGTCGTACCTGTGGAGTTCTTTACGATGGTAATTTTTATTTCTGCATTGATTGCGGAAAAGACGCCATTCAAGAACGCTCGGGTTACGTACAGGTCGGCAGGAGCAGTAAAGCTAAACGTGCGAACCTGGGAAGCTGTTGATTCGGTGTAGCCAGTGGAACAGTCCTCTACAAACGAAAGTGGAAACACGCTCTCGATGTAGCGTCGTCCAGCAGCGTCGGCCAATGCTTCCTGTTTGTATCTCCACACACGGTTCAAGTCTTCAGGGTCTAGCACCTGACCGTCGTAGAATGTATATGGCTGGCTTACAACTTTCATCTTATCGCCCGTAAAACTGACGTAGGACAAGCCCTACGGTCAAAAGAGTGTTGCCACCTGCAACTTTGTCAGTGCTAACCGTCACGGTAACCGTTGAACCCTGCGGTAAAACCCGAAACCCCCTATCTCTATATTTGGTTGTCGCATTGTTAAACCAAGTCCTTGAAAAGTTGCTGGTCGTCAAAAACGTATCTGAAATTTCGATAGGCCAATTGCTTAGAGCGCCGTCACCCGTAATGTTTACCGTCATGGTGCCTGACGATGCGTAATTATAGCCATAGGCATAAACGCTTTCGACAAAACACGATCTCGGAACAACGAATCTTCGCTGGCGCAAGCTTTCCGCCGTGGTGTCAAAAAAGTCCTTAAACTGAAAAGACAACTGATGGCTACGGGTCACAAGCTCTTTGTCTGCAATGACGCTCGCCAAATCGTTGGTCACAAAGGCATTGAGGTCTGTCGCTGTAATAACTGTCATCGCTTGTCACCTCTGCGCTTGCCTTGACCCTTGGTGCGAACGTCCACCCCAGCTTCAACGCGCCTCGTAGGCCCCGTGACGGCAATCTCCAAGGGGATGTTGGTCATTCGCTCTGAGAAGCTTAGACGTGTGTTGCGGAATCGCCTGCCATTTATGGTTGTACCCCATTCGGTTGTTCCAATAACTGTGTCTGAGGATTTTGTGGGGCAGGTTTCAGTTTTACCCGTGTGGCCAACCATTGCAGACACAACTTGACCTGCGTTGTCGCTGCTGACTACAGCGTGACGAACCAAAGACTCTAAGCCTTCCGGTACGTCAACGTCTATCGCTGCCACGCCGTAGGTGTTTGCGTCCCCAAGATGAGTGGCATCTGCGTTGCCTTGGTACAGGTAAACATAATTTTCGTCCACCAAAAGAGTGTCGTTCTCACTGCTGCGAAGGCAACCAACGATGTTAAAATTCCAACTTACCAGCAACGGCCAGACGTATGACCTGTAGCCTTCTCGCAGATTGAAGTCTAAAAAGAATCTTTCGCTGCCTCGAAAGCCAACGATAAAACCCTCTGCCGTCGCGTATATCTGCCCAGACAGCCTGTAATCATCTATTTCCACCGCCCTGCTGTAGGTGCGTGGCCCCTTGTATGGCGCGATGTCGATAACTTGGTTTTTGCCTCCAAGGATAGCGATGCCACTACGTTGCAGCACCGCCACCACTCCGTTGCTGGCTGCGGCGTTGCGTGGCTTGGTCACTTGTAACCCTGGGATGCCACCGACAAAGCCTTCCACCCGCTGGCCTTTACCGATGGCATCCTGCGCCATGAAGAACACACCGGCAGACGTAAACATGTACAGTGCGCCATCGTCGCCTTGAAACATGTCGTAGACGGTCCCAGGTAACGGCAAAGCGTTCTGAGAGACGTAGGTGCGTGGATCGATGCCAGGGTCGTTGAAGTAAACCACGTTGCCTTGCGCGATAGGCATGCGGTCGCCAAACGAGCAGATATGCCCTGGCATAATCTCTAAGGCTGTAGTGTCAGGGTTTTCGCTTTCAGTCTTGACAGCCGGAATTATGCCGCCACCCACAAGCCCGTATAGCGGCGTCGAAAACGACGGGCTGTTGATCATAATCTGATTGTTGGCCACCGCATGCGTGATTACGGGGTTTCTGTCTAGCGCCCCAAGGTCATGCGTAAACATCTCCACAAAGTCTTCAGTGTAGACGCGCAGTGTAACCACGCTTGTAGTCGCATCTTGCTCGAACAGGTAATGCCAAACCTCTGTGGTAAATGGCGACTCGACGCTGAACCCTGCAACGTATTTAGCTGGATAGGTCGCCGCCTTTGCGACCAACAATCCCTTGCGAACTTCAAGGCCACCCTTGCGCTTGACGATGTTATGCAGTTCTGCATTGGAGATATCGATGCGCATCAGGTGTTCTCGCTTCTGGCCATTTCAACCCAAGTGGGGTAGCTGGCCCCTAGCACCTGTTGAAACAACATCGTAATAGAGAAATGAGTGTTAGGCTGGTGGCCATGATGGTTTTTGTTAACTTGAATGTATGAGCCGCCCGAAACAGGAGATGTTACATCGTCAAGTCTAAGGCTGTTCGTTCCCGTCAAGGCGTAAAAGTACAAAGTTAGAATGTGGCCATTTATCGGATGTCTTGGCGGCGCTATCTGCAAGGTCCCAGAAGTATTGTTCAGCACTATGAAAAACATGCTTCTGTTGTCGACGTATCCAGTTGTGCCGACTTGCAGCAATGGGTCGGCTCCCTGCAACACTTCAAAAGCCGGCTCCAGTACAGCGGCACCGTCAACGCGCAAAGAATGCTTATTGGCACCGTCTCCGCATAGAACACCATCAGGAGTTCGAGACAGCACAACGTCAGACTGATTGTACTGCACCAGGGATTCGCCTACAGACTCAATACCAGTAAAACTAGCGGAGCCAACAATGAAACTATGCGCAGCAGGATAATCGTCGAAATCAATTCTTGTCGACGTGACAACAATGTCCGTCTGGAACATTGTTAGTGGAACGCCAAGCTCAAGAGAGCATTCTTCAAAAATAAAGTCGTCAACAGCAGTCAAACTGCTGCCGTTAAATAGCAACGCAACATTTGTCGTTGAAAACGTAACGCCAACAAAATCTATGTCGCTAATGCTGCCATCCGGCAAGCCGAACAAATAGCTGCCGGTAAATGTTCCGCCTTCTGCGATGGCAAACCTACCCGAACCCTCAATGCTTACGTTGTACTGATACGCCCCCAACTCAATGGGCCGGCTCAAGTAGATGTCGGCAGCCAAACGGATGGTGGATGGCCGCTCGCCCTCAAACGTAGGGTCTACCGCCTGCCACAGCACCCTGCGCAAGTCATCCTCGCTGTACACAAGCCGGTCAGCGCCTTGCTGGCGCGACGATATGGCAGGGTAGGCGCGAAAATACCGACGCATTACCAAACCAATTGTAGCGTGTACGGTGAGGTGATTAGGTAGCGCAATCGGCTCTTGGTCCGGCTGGACCGCCCAATGAGCGGCATAGCGTAAACGCTCGGGATGTTAATCTGGCCCAAGGCGATGCGCTCCATGTCGGCTGCACGACGCTCCAAGGCTCCGTTGACCTCGTTCTCTGTGATCTTAACGCTTTGGGCCGCCTTGAGCACCATAAGCTCGTTAAGGGCCTTTGAGGGCGTGTTGGCATCGCCCCAGACGTAATCTGTCACATCGTCGGTGACGGCCGTTGCCTGCGGGATGTACGTTACATACAGGTCAACCGTAGACGTTGGGTAGTTGGTCATCCCGTCACTGGCTCGCGCCGGCAGGATGGCTAGGCGTCCATTTACGCCGTTCTTCTCGCTGATGTTGATGAGCCGCAGCACGCCGCCAGACAGGCTGCTCAGGTCGGCGGTGCCGTTGGTGGCGGTCAAGGCAGCCTCGCGGGATGCAAGGTTGCCACCCGCCTCCACAACCATGTGCCAGACTTCTTCCTGCGCAAGGTCTAGGGCATCGTTGATTTGAGCATCGGTAGCCAATACACCGTCTTCATCGTCGATGCGTAGCCGTACTCTGCCCCTAGCTTCTGCGCGGTTCATTGTTCCACCAGATGATTCATGAGGGCTTTGAAGTCCTCGTCTTTGCGCTCAAGGCGCTCCTGCTCTCGAATGAGGTCTTCACGGATAGCTGCCTGCTCCCGCTCTAGGGCCTCCCGCTTGGCGTCCTCTTGGCGTTCCATGAGGCGCATAGCGTAGGTGTGCTCATGCGCACGCTTGCCGTAGATAGCGCCCCACGGATTGCCCGTTGGGCCGCTCTCGTAAATAACCGTACCGTCGATAGCCACGACGATACGGTTGATGTGACGCTTGACCTCAAGGTCGCCAATGGGGGTGTCTCGTAAAACGGGGTCCGCATTCACAGCATCGAGGTCAAGCATCATCATCTCCTATTAGAGGCCAGTAATGCCCAGGATGCTACCACAATCACGACGCTCGTGGGCAACCAATTCGCACTCGCCAGCGATCTGGATTTGGAAGCCATACTTGTCATCGAGAACACGGATGCCGTTGCCCTCTTCGTCAACCACGCCCATCTCGCGCCATTGGTATAGCTTGAGGGTGGTGTCGTTAAAGAAGAAAATGGACGATGCGGGGCAGTTGGGGTCAACCGTGATGGGCAAACCACGCACAGTCATCTTGCCAGCGGCCCCGTACTTGTCCATGGATTTTTCGACATCTTTACGGCCAACACCGCCAACGGCACCAGTGGCAGGCACGCCAGCGGTTGATCCGTAAAGCATCGCACCGTGAAGACCAGCCGATGCAGCATGAGCCGCAGCAAGCTTGGGCGACATCACAACCTGATTTGGCCCCATGTCGCTGTAAAGCTCCATCTGAGCCAAGAACGAAAGCACCAACTCTTGGCTATAAGCAGCAGAGGCGGTCGCGCTCTGACCCTTGAAGTTGCTGCTGGATGCAGTGATGCCGTAGATGTCACCGGTGGCCCCAGAGCCGCAGATGTCATCCAGTGAGGTCAGCGCATTGCCATTGGCAGTTGCAGAGGCACCAGCATGTGCAGCGGAGAAGTTGCTACTGGAGAAAGTGCCACGCAGGGCAAACTTGTCACCGCTTGCACCGCTTGCAACAGTCACAGCCGTTCCGCCGTTAGCGTTAGTGCTGTTGATGTACTGCTGGTTTCCGCTGCTGTCCTTAACGTCGTTAATAAATACAACTTCACCTGCGACGTTTGCGCTGTTGTTCAGCGCCGTTGGCGTAACAGATTGGCATCGAACAACATAAACGCGAGCAGCTCCAGAGCCGTTGTCAACGTCCACGAAGTCATACGCCTGACCAACACGAAACAGCGATATGTCTTCAAACTGAACGGTTAAAGTGTCGTCAAGATCACCGTCATTGGTCCACTGAGGAGTGTTGTCAGCGTTTACAACGCCACCAAACAGCGCACGCCCAAGCTGGCGAGCGGTGTTGCGTGCGCCAGACTCAAGATGAGCGTCAAGGATGGTTGCTTTCTTGGCGTCGGGCATTTTGGCGTTGGCAACGCTGCGGCCCATGCGGATAACGCTAACGAGCGGCTTAGGCTCCGCTTTGCCCTCGAACGGGGTGTTGGCAACGCCCAAGGGGAGGTCGCCAAGGTCCTCGACGAACGTGGTGGAGGACATGCCATCGGGCAGACCGTACACCAGAACCTCGGAGGAATCGGGGTCAGCTTTTTTGATTACGTTGTCAGCAAGAACAGGCACGGCCATGTTCACTGCGGTTGCGTATTTAGCGGGAGCGAATTCTTTGATGAGTCCGGACAGATTTCCGAACGTAACGTCTGCAATAGCCATTGTAGGCTCCTTTCAGGTTTAGTTTATCGAGCTTGTTTGCGAGCGGCGAGCCATCGTCGCATTCCCTCCGCATTCGGAGTGTAATCGTAGCCGGTTCGACTCTGTGTCCCTGGCTGCACCAAGGCGGGGGCGGGGGGCTTCTCTTGCGGAGCAACCTTGCCTCGAACGGCTTCTAGCCGTTGGTTGGCCATGCGTTCTGCAATCTGTGCGATGGTCTGACCGATTTCCTCTGGCGACATATCTGGGTTATCTCCCATTTGACGCTTGCATGCGGCTCGCAGGTCTTCCAGACCAACCAGATCGCCATGCTTTTCTAGGGCGTCAGAAAAATAACCCTTCACTTGGTCGCGCAAAGCATCTCGCTTAAAACGCTGCTCGGCTTCGGCTAGGGATTGTTGATGCTTGCCTTCCAGTTCCGTTTGCAGTTGCCGAACTTGCTCGGCAAACTCATAGGCCCTGATTTGCTCGTCACGCTCATCCCAGCCGCTACCTTGTTGTAGCGCTTCTGCCAGCCTTCGCACTTCCCCTTTCAGCAATTCAATGGCTTGGTCACGCTTATCGATGGCCAAGGTGTTGTCATTGAGTTGCTTGGTTAAGTCTTCCCGTTTACGTTTCTCGTCCTGCAAACGCTTTTTGAAGGCGTCCATAGGAATCGTCTCTGGCTCTTTTTTCGCCTCGGCCTCATCAGCTTCTGGCGCGGCAGCTTCAGCAGGTTCACTCGATTCGGGGGCCGGCCCCTCCTCGACCTGATTTTTAGACGCTTTGATTCGCTCCAGCATGGCCGCTTTGTCAAAAGACTTAGGGGCCTCTGGGGCAGGCTCAGGCGAAGCCTGGGGTGTAGTTGGCGACTCTACAGATACGCCGGTCGGCCCTTCAGGGGCCGCTGCGGGTGCAGGTGCGTCAGACACGTAGTCCTCCACTTATGGTTTGGGGTTGATACTACTTATTTACAGGACCGTAGGCCTTTCCGTCCCAAGAAAACGAACGGTCGACCATTACGATGTTTTTGGCTGTAAATCTTCCGTCAGGCCAGAACTCGTCCCAGCCGAAACCATGGAGCCAGCCATTGTTGGGGCCAGCCCATGATGGCGACAGGGTGCGTAGGCACCCCGTCCCGATGGCGATGCACACACGTCCATCACCGTAACCCCTTGTGAATACTTGGGGTTTGTGCGTATGCCCGTATCTTACTGAGACGCCATACGCATTGATGTGTTTGGCTGCGTGGTGCATTGTTGCCCACTCGCCATGGGTGTAGAACAGCTTGCCTTTGACCCCATTAGCAAGCGTTGGCTGCCATAGCTTCCGATAAGGCACCCACTCGCAACCATAACTGCCCAAATCAAGCAGGTTTGGAATGTCGATAGCCCCGTCGAATGTGGGTAAATTGGCCGCAACGACTCTATGCAGTCTTGTTTCATGGTTTCCCTCCAAGTACGTGAGGGCGGCATTTGGGCATGCTTCTCTGATTCGGTCAAGCGTTTTTCGGCCTGCTTTAATCTCATCCACCAGCGCCAACGGGCTGGGGTTGCCACCGTGCTGGCTGCATGACTCAAGCTCCAAGAAGTCGCCACCCAACACGATGTGGTTGGGCTGTCGGTCGCGTGCAAAGTCCAGAATCGCCCTGACTGCAAACGCATCCGCATCTGGTACGTGCACGTCGAATAAAGACAGAATAGTGTATGTATCGCCTTGTGATACAGGCTTTTCATCGGCCACCTCTGCTTTCGGCATCAGCTCCCGCAACGCTTCCCATTCGTCAGGCGTAACCTTTGCTGACTCCTTGGGCACGGCAAACAGAAGCCTGCCGTTTGCGTCCTTCTTTGTTTCGATGAGGCCACGGTTTTTGCGGCTCTTCAGCGTGTTTGGGCTTACGTTCAACCGCTTGGCGGCTGCGTGCCTTGGCAGCCACTCCATGTCACTCATCGCCTTCCCCCCGCTCTGCAATGCGCTCCAAGGCTTCCCTGATTGCAGGAAGTTCCTCTTGGTACATTAAGGCGATGGCGTGGATTAGTTCTTCCAATGGATGGCCCTGGTTGCGACGGTAGCCATCCACAACCAAGGCCGCTATTGACTGCACGCCAGCCAGTAGGAAGGACCACACCAATAAATCTGCAAATCCTCCCTCAAAATCCATCTTACGTTTCCTTGTCTGGCAACACTTGGTTGCGGTTATTTCCCACACGGTAGGACACATGCACGAAGTTGTTTTTACGATGCAGATATAGCTGGTCGAACTCTGGCACCGTCTTCAAGATAACTTCTTTAAGTTCTGCCGCATCGAGGCACTGGGCGTAGATGTCCGCCGCTTGGCCGTCGATATGGCTAGAGGTATCGCTCCCACCGATCGCTCGGTTAAGCTTTAGGCTTCTGTACCCGGAAGTCACAACGATAGGGCAGTCGATACGCTGACGAATAGGTTCTAGCACCCTCAAGCAAAGCATGTGCAGTCTACGGATGGCCTCTGGCGGTGGATTGTTTGCCCACCCCATGGCCCTGGCCGTGTCAGACCGCACGAACTCTGACAGGTGAAAGTGCTCAGATAGCTGCATCACTTTCCCGCGAGAATCCGCCGACCAGTGGTTGAAATTACAGCGGCATGCACAGCTTTTTTCTCGCCTTGCTTGAGCGCGCGTCCAAGCTGCTCTTCCACCTGCTTGGCGACTGCCAGCAGGGCATCGTCAATCTTGGTTGGCGTCTTATCATCGATGAGGTCCAAAGCGTCTACGATGCCTTTGGCAACGTCATATGCAAAACGCTGCTGGTCACGGCTCAGCTTCTCAAGGATAGCCTTAACGATAAGAGGCACTAGGGCCAAGGCCGCCAAAGAGATAGCGCCCACCAAAACAGGCTCGATAGCCACAAGAACTTTCAACAATGCTTCCATCTTATGCTCCAAAAATCTTTGCCAGCGCCCCCAGGGCCGATGCCCCCGCTGCGGTGGTGCTGCCAATCAAGAGCGAGCGCCAAAGCTCTAGCTTGGCTACCCGCTTTTCTAAATCGATAACTTTGCGGTCTAGGGCTTGGCCCTTTTGCTCCGCCAACGCAAGTTTGATTTCTTGTATTTCGTTTCGCATGGCTCGCATCTCGGCAAGCAACTCTGCTGATTCTTGCGTAGACATAGCGCCCCCCTACCTCATCCGCCTGACAGGGTTATCAGGTTCTACAACATACTGCACCCATTCATCCGGCAAAATCCCAGAAAAGTTCACATGGTAACCACCCAACGTCTCGCTGCCGCCATCCGGCACGATGCCACCATCCGCATCCCTGCGAGGCACAACAAGCGTTCCCAGAATGTCGAAAGCGTGGCCCATGTTTGCCATCACCAGCACGCCTGAGTCGACTTCTACGGGCACCATCCCAGCATCCGGCCCAGCGTCCTCAAGCTCTGTGTTGAAGCGCCAGAAGTCGGTTGAGCGAATGTCACGGCGGAATGTGGCCTCATCGGGGAAACGCAGATAGAAGTTGCCAATCAGCGGCTGTTGTCCAGCATCGGCAACACCTGCATCTGGGGCAACGCTCGAATCCTCCGGTGACAAGGCGATGCCACCGACCACGAGGGCAGACGTTAGGACCACGCCAGTGACGACGTTAGATGTGGTACTCATTGGGTGATCACCTGCAAGGTTGAATCGGCCTGACGAACCGGCCAGTATGTGAGGCGCTTGATGTGGCCGCTGAGCGGAATGCCACCGCCTGCCGTAAATTGGTAGCCGATCCTTAATTTGTTGAATGTGTAGTAGGCGGTCAGTGCAGCAGATTGCACCGTCCCGCCGTTCATTACGCCCAGTACGTCATCTGCGTCGATTGCAGAAGATATTTTGTTTACCGATGACGCCGTCACGGATCCCAGAGGCAAATTTTTAAGGCTGTTATCATCGGCTCGAAAATACACTCGCTGGTCCGTTGTCGTGCCGTTGACCACCGACCAGCCCCTGTTCGATGTCTCATCCCTGTTGAACCAGAGTTGCCCACCAAAGCCCTGTTTTGCCGCTTGCGCCTCCACAAAAACCGTCCCTTCCGTCGGCTCATAAAAACCATACGCCTTACCCACGACGTCGACGGTGCGAACGTAGTCGCTGGCGGTGCTGCCGGGTTCTAGTTGCATCCCATACAAGTAAACATCCGAAACGCCATCACCGAGATAGAAAAAAGAAATAGAGTTTTGGCCTATGCGAATTCGCATCGTGGTTGATGCCGCCGCAAGCGCCTTTGACACCGTGCATCGAAACCAACCATTTCCAGCGTCGGTAATCGTTGCAGTTGCGCCTGTCCCAGAAGCGGCAACAACCCCAGCATCTAAATCAAAAACAGCGAAACTGTTCCCATCAGTCAAAGACATAAGGGTTTCCAAGTATTGGCGTGCGCCTTTTTTGGCGTAAAACGAAAGTACATAGTCTGCCGTTTGATACGTCACAGATTTCGATGGCCCGTGATTGCCAGTCGTTGCGCTTTCGACAAGCCGGAAACCCTCATTCCCACCAAACGGGTCTTGGTATCCATCATTCCACGAGGACAACGCAGATTTGGTCCACGTCGACCGCTCAAAATCCTGCGAGTCGGTCAGCAGGTTTCTCGTCGTCGTGTACTCTACCGGATATTCGGTTTGCGTGAGGCTTGCGCCCCATAGGTAGAGGCCTCCTGAGTCGGTGACGGTTGTGCTCCCATTAGTGTCTGTCGGATATAACAAGACGTTGTACGTGCCAGAGAGAGTCGAACTAAAAACACACCTGTACCAACCGTTTCCAACGCTCGTAATCGATGCACTTCCAGTCGGACTACCGGAGAGACTGCCCACCGTTCCCGTCGACAAATCAAACCAGGCACCAGTTGTTCCAGTCAGCAGATACAAAAAGTTTTTTTCTGACGCCTTTGCGTAAACCGACGCAGTGAACTGTCCAGAAAACGATGAAGACTGAAGCACTGCGCCAGCGCTGGTCTGCCCCGCCGCCTGTTCAATGTAATCCGCTGTCGATGTCCCGTCCGGTGCCGTCGTTGCATTCGCTACAACCGGACGCAAGCGCACTGAACTCCACCCCACGTCAAAACTCTCAGAATACGCCAACAGATTCGTCGTCGAGAAATCCTCGTCCTCGACGGCTGCGATGTCAGCGTAACGAGTCTGTGCGCTGCCCTCGGTGGGGATGTAGGACGTGGGGAAGGAACCGGCTTCGAGTTGGGCTCCCCACAGATAAACGCCATCGGAACCGTTCCCTGCGTATGCGGCATAGGATGTCGTCGCAAGAACATAAATTTGTGCGCTTGTTGCCCCCGTGTTGTAAATCGAACACCGATACCAGCCATTCCCAACGTCGGTTATGGAATAGCTTGGTGCGTCCGACAAACCTGTGTTGAACGTCGTCCCACTAGTTAAATCAAAACCCCTACCCTTGTTTGCGCCTGGATTCCACAGCATAATTTTATCGTACTCGCCAGCCTTCGCATAAACTGTGAATGTTCCACTCGCAGAAATTGTCTGTGTGGAGAAGTGCGCTGCGGTAAGTGTTGTGTTGGGCATCAGCTTGTCTGCCGTCATTGTCCCATCGGGTGCGACTTCAGCATCGCCAGCATAGAGCAAGTTGTTGGGTGTCCAACCCACATTGAACTGCTCCGAATACGTCAAAAGATTCGCCCTCGCCTCCTCCACCAGCAACCCCAACGACTCCGCATTGGCGTCGGAGATGCTGCGGGTTTCGGACAGGGTGCGGACGTAGGTGCCTGCTGTGGATGCGGCTTCGAGTTGGGCGCCGTAGATGTAGAAGTTCTCACCCGTTAGTGCCGATGGGCCACCTCGAATGTAAAACGTGTCTGCCGGTCCTGACGCTGGGAAGGAATAGCTAATTGAAATCCTGTACCATCCATTGCCGATATCTTCTATCGTTTGGCCAGACGTTGCTACCGGCGTCCCAATTGTTCCATTTGTCAAATCAAAATCACAATAAGCCGAAACGGTTCCTTGATCGACTATCGTCAACGTAACATTGTCGGCTGTTCCCGCCTTAGCGTAAACACTTGCCGTGTAGGTTGTTGCCGTCGACGCAAAACCGTCGATTATTGCAGCGGTTGTTCCATTTGCGTTTAGTGTAAACGTGTCAGCCGCATCGTCGCCAAACGGCGATGCAATTGTGTTTGGCGTTATCGTAGAACTTATTTTTACCCAAGCCGACTGATCAAACATTTCAGAGTAGATTTGCAGATTCGTCGTCACATTCCCCGTCGTCGGCTCATGGTCAAACCGTGGGGCTGCGAGCGCTTGGCTTGTCGTGTGAACGTAGGCCGTTGGCGCCATCGTTGCGGGGTCGGTTTCTTCGAGCTGGGCGCCCCAGAGGTAGACCGCCAACCCGGCAGAGCTTGCTGATTTGAAATGCAACCCGGCTCCGCCTGATGCCGTCGCCACAAACGGAGCTAAAACATTAGTCGCTGTATGGCCAGGATAAATTCGATTCCACCCATCATCCAGAAGCGAGAGATCAACGGTCATGTTGCCAAAGCTGCCGCTGTACGGGTTCGAGACTGCAAAAGTTCCAGATGTGGAAATTTTCTTTATGTAGAAACTTGGCGTGTACGGAATGCTTGCAGTTAAGCTTCCGATCAATCGAAACATGTCGCTGATGGTTGCTCCAAAAACGATCTTGTCTGCGGTTTGCTTACCGTCTGGCGCAATCGCCTGATTTGCCTCTACGACTAAACTGTTTCTTTTCGTCCACGCCGCATTGTCGAACTGCTCACTGTAAACCTGTAAATTCACCGGCGCGTCGTGAATCAACCCATCGGCCCCAACGTAGGTGCCTGGGGATTGGGCGGCGGAGCGGGAGAAGGTGACGAGGGAGGTTTTGCCGCTTACTGCGTCGGTCAAATCCTTGCGCTTGGCAAAGTCAAAATCTAGCTTTGGCTTTGTCGGCCCTGCCGCTACCCACAACGGGTCACCGCCCCGCCCTGGTAGCAAACCACCACCTTGCATGGAGCCAGGACGCAGGCCACCCATGGGGCCGCCAAACTGGGCCACAGCGGGGATAGCCAGCAGAATCAAGAGCGCTAGGATTTTACGCATTAGATGTCCGTAATGACAGCGTTGTAAGCGACGGATGCGGCTGCACCAACAATACCGATGCGAAGCGCAGAGCTAACCACTACCTGACGATACTGGTAGGGAGGCACGCGCATGCCGTCAGCAACCGTCAGGCCCGTCAGGCTTGCACCCAAAGGCTTAATCAGGATGGAGATATCGTTGGTGTTGTCGCGGTTGTAAACCATGATGCGACGTACCTTGTGATGCTGGGGATCGGCGAGGTCTGTCACCAACACCGCTGGCGTCAAGGTAGCATTGCCATCGGCAATGGTAGGCTCGGACAAGATAGGGCCAAAGTTGGCTTCGATAGAACGTGCAGGACTAAGCATGTTACACCACGTTAGGGTCAGGGATGGGTTCTGGCTGCTGTGCTTCCTCTAGGTTGCCAACAGCAGGAGGTTGCTGCTCTGGCTGCGGAGCAGGCTCCACGTCAGACATAAGCGAACGTACAAAACGATACAGGCGTTCTAGGTCGACCCACGTTTGCTGCTGGCCTTGCGCCATAGCAATGGCTTTGCGTTTTTCAATAACGGCAGCCAACACCATGGGGTCTGCGCTCTCCAATGGCAGCATTTGCGGGTCAGGCAAGGGCATGGACAGGTAGGCGTCAATTAGCTCTTCAGCCACCTGTTTCGCCATGCCGATTCCAGGGCGATCCACAATGCTGCGCCAATCAAGGTCAGATACCAGACCGTATTGGCGGCGAGTAAGCGCCACTTGCTCTTTGCTGCGCTCGTCATGGTCAAGTTCACTGCCCTGCTCAAGTTTGACGTCCACACCGGCAATGTCATCGCCAGAAAACAGCACCATGTCGCCAAAGGGCAGACCGGTGATTTTAGCCTTGCGTTGCTCGGTGTAGTAACGGCCAATCAGGGCCATTGCCAGCTTGTCGCGGCTCAGGATGAGGTTCTCGTAAGCACGTCGGGCGTCGGCGTTCTTGCTGGCGTCCAGCTTACGGCTGTTCTCAAGCGCAACACCCGAACGCACCTTACCGTCGCCCACCACGGCTTCATTGATGCCCAACACGTCGCTCATAAGGCGCTGGTAGCGGTCTAGCGATTCGTATAGGTCAGAGGGCACCGGAGGCGGCTTGGTGTAAACAATCGTCGGCGCGATGTTCTGGTTGGCCGCTGCACGGTAACGGATTATCTGGTCAGTACTGGGGTCAAAAGTATCTGCAAGGTCATCAGGCACAACCAAATGAACATTACGAATACGCTCAAGCCATTTAGCAATCGAAGCATGAGTTTCATTGATTCGCCGCTGTAGGGGGATGGCTGCGGTGACCGGCGTGCGCCCGTAGGGGCTGCCACGCACTCGGCGGACGTGCATCTCAACATGAGGCAACACGTAAACCGATGCACCTGAATCATCTTGAAACACATACGGGTACGCCATCTCTTCTAGCACTTCGCCGCCCAGAATCGTGGCCTGCAAGCCCTCTGGGTACTCTGTGCATGGCGTCTGCCAAAGCTCCAGGCGTTCTACGCCTTCCCGCTCTTCGCCTTCAATGGTTTTGTATTTGACTGTTGCAGGCTCATCCTGGCGGCCATACCGTTGGTACAGATCGCGTGCCTCTTGAACGGATACGTGCTCTCGATACACTATCCATCGTGCGTCACGGTAGTCCGGCGTAGGGTCGCGGAAATAGTCAAAGATGCTGACCACCGATAACTTAACTTCATCGTCGTTGGGGTCGTAAAAGATTTTGAGGCCAGCGGTGCCGTGGTGCGCTGCAATGCGAACAGCGTCAACGGTTTTGTTTTTGGTGTCTTGACGCCGCGACCAGTACTCGATAACCGCCTGCGTCACCATGGCCTTGTAGGTGTCCACAGGCTCATCGGTCGCTGGCTCTGCGCGTGACACAAGGCGGTCGCTTACCAGAAGCGAAACCCAGGTCTGCACAAGCGGGTCGATGAGGTTGACGGTGATGCGCGGCAGGTCTTCGTTTTCTTCGCTGCCCCACAACTCCCGCTCAATTTCCAAGCGACCGTTGCGGTAGAAGGATGCGCCGAACTGGTCGCCATTGCAGAAACGCTCGTTAAGCTCTGCCTGCCGCTGGTAGTCGTCAGCGATGGTTGCCACAGACTCGATAAGGTGCGTGGCATAGGCTACGGGGTCTGGATACGCGCCAGGGGTCACGCTGTCTCCAGCAGACGCCGCAACGCCTCATCGCGCATCTGTTGCGCGGTAATCTTCTCTTGGCGCTCTTGTTCAATCTCAGCAAGCTGCTCCTCTGGTCCCTCGGCAACCATGCCACCAATGCCGCCACCGATTAGGCGGCCAGCCATTCCGCCAAGCGGCATAGCGAATGGGGCAATGGCAGGGCCAACTCCTGGAATCAAAGCCGTAGCCGCACCCAAGCCAGTACCTACGAGTCCACCAATAGCTTCACCCGTTCCAGGCGCAGACTGCGCAGTACGCATCATTTCAAGCTCTTCATCGCTTGGCATTAAGTCTTCTGGCTGTAATCGGTAGTAACCTGGCATAAACGCCTCCACCTATGAAACCCGCTTGATATTAAGCCCGTACTCTTGTCTTTTTCTTGCGTGGTCTGATGTAAAACTTGTTTGGATTTAGCGACTTAGCCGGCATGGATTCAGGATGTAGCCTAGCCCATTCCAGCGCAAGAGCAACAGCCTTGGTAAGCGTTGTAGTCTCTTCTCCCCGTATCTTTCCGCTCTTATCGTCCAAGAACACATGCTTGATTTCCGCATGTAGCTGCTCCCCCACCATCACTTGGCCGCCCTCTATGCGAGAGCGCATCTCTGAGCGCATTCGCAGCCATGCAGACTCGGTTGTATGGTGAGCGTACACCGATACGTTGCGCCTGTCTGCCAAAAGTTTGACAAGCTCGCAACCAGGGTCATTACCGACTTCAACCACTAGAGATTTTGGTTTTCTTGCGTCGTAGGCTCGGACCAACGTGTTACAGAAGCTTGGGATTTCGCAGAAGTCGGTCCACGTGGCATATACCGTCCCACTCCACATGCCAATCTCAGCGATTGAAGAAGGTTCTTTGCCAAGCCCAGTACTAGCCATGGCAGCCATAACACGGGGTTCCTCTTCCGCCTCGTTCTGGTAAATATCCCATCCGTCAACGGTTGTGACTGCTGCTGGATGCCATTCGCGATAGTATCGGCCAAGAGGGAACGCGAATGCGTCATCGAAGGTGACTGGGTACTCTCTGAGGGCGCGTTGGGTGTCGCCGCCAAGGTCCGTGGTCCGTTTCCATTCCCACCATGCGGCGGCATCCCTGCGTTGAAAGCCATGTTTCTCCCTTAACTGCTCAAAAAGCTCGTCTTCAATCGATTTTGGGTCGCGCCGATACGCCTCATGGTGCTCAACACCGAAAAACAGCCTTGCATAGCGCTCTTGGTCGCCAACAACGTCTCTGGCGTCCACTGCGTTGCGTGCCAGGCTCTCAAAAAGCTCTCCGGCAGGGCTGCCGGTGCTTTCCACCAAGATTTTAGCCGACAAGCCGGCTGTAGAGGTCAATGCAGCCCAAACAGCACGCGCATTGCGCCAAAACGCCTGCTCGGTGCCCCATATGCACCCATAACTCTTCGACCGGCCCACCCGTGACTCGTCATCCTCGCTTGTAGACATCGCACTGATAGCATCTATGTTGGCCCCATTAGCCAAGATGCAACTGCGCACGTTGTCTTTATGCAATTTGACGCCAAGCTCCTTAAGCCAGCCTTTAATTTTCATCAGCAGGCCTTCAGACTTCACCTGCTCATCAGCAATGATGCAAATCGGCAGCCCGGGGTTCATAAGTGCAGCCAGTACCACGAAATATGCTGACACTGTGCTGCAACCTATCTGCCTGCCCTTCACAATGACCAAACGCTGGTGCTCAATGATGCACCGGAGCACTTCCCTCTGCTCTTGGTTGAGGTCAAACGGTATCAGGCTGCCAGTTTTCTGGTCCAGCACCGACAATCGTTGCGCAAGCTTTAGCGCTTTGTCATAGCTCGGCAGGATCATCGGCTAGTTCTTTGGCTAAGTCGGCAAGGGGGTTGCCATCCTTGGGCAGGCTGCCGGCTTCTTTGAGTGCAATAAGCTGGTTCTTGAAGGTAATCAGCTTTAGCGTAACATCGACCGCCGCTTTTGCGGCAGCCGGCGTGCCTGTCTCGTCTGTTGCCTTGGGAAGCCACCAGTTCAGCATGTACTCAACTTCCTCCAGCTGGGCGTCAAGTTCCTTTTGCTTGTTTGGTGGCTTCCTTGGCCTGCCCCGTTTAGTACGGGTTGATTTTTCCGAACCATCCGGCATCGGTTCTGGCAAGCTGGTTTCCGTCTCCGTCTGCAAGCTCGACGTGGCAGATATCGATGCCAAAAAGGGTGTCGCAGCGGCTTTCTTCGTAGACTTCGACTGCTTCATTGATGTCCTCGCCTACGTAAATCAAGGCATAGCGGCCCTCTACTGGGTTCTTAATCGATACGCGATAAATCACACGTTCGACTCTTCGCCCACTTTCGCCAGTATGTGGCGGCAGTGTACCAGCAGCGGTTGAAGCTCAGGGTGCACTGGCTCTGCCATCGCGGTGCGAATGATGACGACATCGCCAACAGCCAAATCGAGTTTTGGTCCATCGTAGTTCTCATCCTGGGGGCCAACAACCGCAACACGGTGCAAGATGCAGCGTGGCGCAGGCATCGTGGCCCAGTCTACAGCCGTGTGGATGCCACCCAGCGTAATGGCGGGAGGGCGAACAGGAGTAACCACAACCAGCCCTGGTTGCAAGTGCAAAAAATCCTCAGCCTTAAAGCCGTTTTGGTAAATCCGCCCAACATGATGTTCAAGCATTCTTCGCTCCTGGTGTTTTTAGAACTTTGATTCGGATGCCATCCGTGTGGATGTAGCCGCCCCAGCGTAGCCGTGGCAGCGAATGGGTAACAACCTGTGGCGGCATAGCACCATAGGCGTCAGAAACCGTCAGATTGCCTTCTGCGTCCGCTAAGGCCGCAAAAACGAGATGAGCCGCCATCTCCACAAATCGGTCGGGCGGCGCACCGGCGAACCAGGTTGCAAGCGCATGGCGGCCAATGGGGTCTGGGGTTTCAACGGGCTTTTTAGCCATAGCCTTGAACGTCTCATCTTGCTCTAGTGCCTCTTTGACCATTTCAACGACTCCTTTCAGCTTGCGGGACCGGCTGCCATACAAAGTGCGGTGTACGCTCTCTGTATCGCGCTCTAAGGCGTTTGCGCACTCGGTGGTAGTGTACCCCCGCATCCACATCTCAAACGCCTCACGTTGCGTCTGACGGCGCAAGGAGGCCTTTGCCACATGGAGGATGCGCCTATGGGCCTCTGCGGTGTCCACAGCGCACTCATAGCCTTCCGGCCACAGGCTGGCGTAGCGCTTGGAATCGAGCAATCTGGGGTCAGTTAGCGTTGCCACACCTGGTAAATATGCGACAAACCCCTAAAATGTCCACTTGTCTTTTTAGGGTTGCCGATTTGGGGCTTAGTCTGCTATAAAACTAGCTGGAGCATTGTGTTCCACACCAATTTAACCAGTCTTTAGCAAGGAGTGTGCCAAAAAGAGAAGTGACCGGACAGTGGCACAAAAAAAAATTGCCACCATTCCCTTAATAAAAACGGTTACTTACCCTATAGTGTCACAGTGTCCCTATACGCGCGAGAGATAAATATAGCTTGGCTATATTGCGCTATCCTATTATCTTTTATTAAAAGATCTAAAGAATATAAGAGTATAAAACAGGGCCGCAAGGCCTATTTTTTTTGGTCAAATCCCTATTTTTTTGCTTGCAAAAACTTTTTTTGCCGTTCTAGTACGATTTTTGTTGACACGCATTATGCAACCAAGCGCTAGAAATGCCTGATGCACGTTAAAATAGGCCTGTCAACAGGGTTTTTTGCGAAAAAAACAAAAAAAATAAGTCAAGAAAAAAGCGACTACCCCCCTATGTCTCACGATGCCACAGGGAGCCAG